GGGACTAGTGCCGATCGAGGACGTGGTGCCGGGGGAGGATGAAGCGCTTACTAGTGGCGGCTACAAACTGATTCGCGACAAGTTTGACCAAGGCCAACAAGCCACTGTCAAAGTCCTCACACAGACCGGGCAACTGGTTTGTACGCCAAATCATAGAGTGGCCGTACTAACAGACGTTTATGGAGGGTACGTTTGGAAAGAGGCATCGGAACTACAGGAGAACGATCGCCTTCTGTTCTCTGCGGTTGCTATTGATGGCTCCTACACAGTGCTGCCCGCGTCTACTTACGAGAAGCCTGAGAGGGCGTACACGGCCAAGAGCATCTCTATACCAACGCTGGATGTCGAGATGGCGTGGTTTCTGGGCTATTACCACGCAAACGGTCACAGCGCCATTCGCTATAGATCACCTGGAAAACGTAACTCGGTTGTTTCGGTGTGCGTGCCCAATGCTGCGGCCGGTTTGGCGGAAGTCTGTAAGACACAGCTTGAACGTTTCGGGACCAACGTTCGTGTCGGCAAGGGGGATGGTGACTGTTCCATCGTGAAAACCGCAAGTGTTGCCTTGGCTCTTTGGTTTCAAGAGAACATGAAAGAGTCGAGCCAGCCGTTCCGAGTCCCTGACTTTATCTTACAGGGCACGGCGGAAACGCGATCCGCGTATTTGGCCGGGGTCATGGATGGAGACGGGTCAGTGTCAAGCCGTCCGATACAGGTGATGTCGTGCGTGCATCTGGGGTTTCTGCATGACTTACAAGCCCTGTGTGCGTCTCTTGGGTTCGCAACGCGATCCCATTGTAATCGCCCGGCACAGGGAAACTGGAAGCCGCTCTATCGAGTGCTGTTGAAAGGGACTAAACAAGAAACGCAGTTCTATGCAACGGTCGGGAAGTTCCTCAAGTACAAACAAGAGGCCGCAAGAACACGCAGCAAGGAAATGTTTTCCTATTCCTTTCCTGCGGGGATGATTCAGAAGACGGCAGACTCACGACACAAGACCCATTACCACCAGAACCACAAGGTCAACTGTCCGATCGAACTTTGGGAAGAATTGACGGAGACGAAATACCCCTTCACCCCCGTTGCCGTGTTGGAGAGGGAGGACTACGAGACGTTGCCGACTTGGGACATTGAGGTTGACGAGTATAACGAGTTCTACTGTAACGGCTACCTCGTTCACAACTCAGCTCTCATTAGCCTCTCAAACCTCACAGATCAACGCATGCGCAACGCGAAGTCTGGTCAGTGGTGGGAGAGCCACCCCGAGTACAGCCTCGCCAACAACAGCGTTGCGTACACGGAGAAGCCCGACACCGATGCGTTTATGCAGGAGTGGCTGGCCCTCTATCAGAGCAAGTCGGGGGAGCGAGGCATCTTCAACCGCGACGGCGCGAAGCGAAAGATGAAGCGGCTGGGTCGCCGAGACCCGGACCATGAGTGGGGCGGGAATCCGTGCCTGGAAATACTGCTGCGATCTTTGCAGACGTGCAACCTCACTGAAGTAGTTGTCCGGCCGGAAGACAAGATTGAAACGCTGTTGGAGAAGGTTGAGCTGGCAACAATCCTCGGCACGATCCAGAGCACGTTCACTACGTTCCGATACCTACGGCCGGGGTGGAAGCGAAACATCGAAGAGGAGCGTCTGCTAGGCGTCAGCTTCACCGGCATCTACGACAACAAGCTGACGAGCGGATGGGGCGAAGAGTGGAATGAGCTAGACGCCAATCAGCAATGTCTGAAAGCGAAGGCGATCGAGACGAACAAGATTTGGGCAGAGAAGCTGGGCATCAATCCGAGCACGTCAGTAACCTGCGTGAAACCGGCAGGCACGACGAGCAGCCTGAGCAACACGGCCAGCGGCATCCACCCGCGACACGCACCGTTCTATCTCCGAGCTGTGCGGCAGGACAACAAGGATGCATTAACGAAGCTCATGAAGGACCAAGGTATCCCGAACGAGCCATGTGTCACGAGGCCGGAGTCCACGACGATTTTCTACTTCCCGATGAAAGCTCCGGACGGGGCGACCACGAAGGAGGACCTAACTGCCCTGAATCACTTGGAGCTTTGGAAGAAGTACAACACCAACTGGGCCGAGCATACGGTGTCGGTGACAGTCTCAGTCCGAGAGCACGAATGGATGGAAGTTGGGGCGTGGGTCTACAAGCACTTTGATGACATCACCGGCATCTCGTTCCTGCCATTCGACCAAGGCACGTATAAGCAAGCTCCGTTCCAGGCCATCACGAAGGAGGAATACGAAGCAGCGGCAGCGAAGATGCCCGCCTCAATCGACTGGTCGCAGTTGACGAAGTACGAGATCGAGGATGAAACGACAGGAAGTCGTGAGCTGGCGTGTGTTGGTAACGTCTGTGAGATAGCGTGAAGCAGCCAGTCCTCAACATCGAGGTGACGCCGTACAAGAACCACCTCCGGCTGTACACGGACGAGGCCAAGTACATCGCAGCGGTCAAGGAATACGACCCGAACATGGACGAAGAGCGCGTGCAGTGGTGTCAAGGCCAATGCACTTCTTGCCAAGACGGAGCACTGATCGTTGGCTACTTCAACGGCGGGCTGGAGGTGCTGGTACACGAACTGACACACGCTGTCTTCTACATCTTTGAGCGGGTAAGAACAGAGGCGTCCGCAGCTAATAGTGAGCCGTTCTGTTACCTACTAGAGCATCTAACGAAGGAGTGTCTCAACGCACTCAAGGAGAAGACACGAAAACCAGCACGGGGAAAGTGACCAAGGGTCAGCAAAGACGATTTGACGCCATGCTCGACGCCGGCTGTGTTGCTTGCCTCTTACGAGGACATCCCCGACAACCGGGAGAGATACACCACCTACTCTCAGGTGGACGCCGCAGAGGCCACGAATTTTCAGTTTGCCTTTGCCCCGGACACCACCGAGCAGTGTGCGACTTGCCGTACAAGGAATGGAAGGAGATACACGGGCCGTCACTTGCCAAGGAGCCACGGAAGTTTAAGGAGGAGTTCGGGGACGACGAGTTCCTGCTGGAGATACAGGAGAACATTGTCAGAGGCTACTTGGCCGCATGGGCCAGCGAGTACAGCTAGTGGACATCATCGACAGGAAACAGTGTAACGAATACAGAACGGAGATAGACATCCTGCTAAATCTCATGGGACACCCGGAAGCTCTCGTCTCAGATCAGACAACACTGGGAGACTTTGAACAGTACGAAGACATCAAGGCAGTGATAGGAGATGCAGCACCAGGAGACTTTCTCTGGGAGCTGGGAAGGAAGATATGCCGATACAGTGGGGATTAGGGGGCTTTCCGCTTCGCTCCAATGAGCAACATCCGTAACAAGCAACTAACACACGAGGTAACAGGCAACAGATGAAAGCTCTAATCGCCGCAATGGCGCTCACGCTCTTCACGGCTTCTGCCGCAGCAAGCAGCGCAGCGATCACAAAACCCACCGTAGAACAGTACCGCGCTGTCTACTCACAGACTGACGCTCTCTACCGCGCCAACACTCTCCCCGACCTCAACGTCTTCGCAGACATGCTTGCGAACGGCTGGGTCAATGCTCATCGACAGCAGGCACTAGAGCGCTCCAAGGCTCAGCTTGCCAAGCCCGAGTTCGTGTGGGAGCTACCGTATGCGAACGACTGGATTGGCTGCATTCTCTACAACGTAGCCTCCACTCCCGACATCTTCGAGAAGGTGCATTTCTCTACGTTCGCTGATGAGCCGTTCCTCAATGGCTGGATCAGCAAGAACGAGGAAGCGCTCTCGAAGGACCCAGAGACCAAGGAGTTCGTCGAGAAGCTGAAGGTGCTTCCGGAGATTGCGGCTCAGTGCGAAGACCTGGTTCGTGAGCAGCCGCCCGAAGGCGCACACAACATCTGATGAACAAAGTCCGCATCACTCACAGCGCGCTTGTTTCTGGGACGACCTTATACGTAGACGACCGTCACTGGGAGGCGTTGAAAACGCTGACCAGCAACGGCTTGCTGGCCTTCGTCCACACAGAGAGCAGTCGGGAGTTTGTGCCTATCGCCGAAGCCTACGGCATCGAATCTGGGCTGATCGGTAACTGATGAGCAAACAGAATGATCGAGGCAGCATAGAGCTAACCCTGAAGATCAAGAATGTCGGTGGCGAGGAAGCTTCTGCTTCCGCTCTATGCCAAGTCTCTGACTCAATCGCACTCCGTCACCTGAGCATGGACGCATTGTTTATGTACTTCTGGGAAGACGTAGCTCTTGACCAGTTGACACGAAACATGCGGATCGCGGCGAAACAAGATGAGTAAAGGCAAAGACGGGATGACCCCGGAGCGCTGGGCTCAGATCAAGGCAATGCCTCCCCAGCACGGACGCTGGCTGCACATATCGAAGCGGGCAGGGATGATTGATAACCCTGTTGATCCCTTGCTCCCCAAGATTCCCTACGTTGATCCGGTAGGCAGAACGTACCGCGTAGGCCGTAACGAAGAGAAGCGGATGAAGAAGCATTTGATGGGTTTGCGGTGAGCGAACGAACCCGCTGTTACTTCTACATCAAGTGGTGCAGCAGAAATGAACTTACATCGGAACAGTGGTACGACCGAGACAGTAGGTTCATGGCGTGGGTCAATACCATTCCAGACGGCATGGCGACAGCGCTTCTCTACGCCGACTCTCACGAAGACGTACCAGCCAACGAGGCGATTGAAACGATTCCCTACGATCCAGAGGCGGTGCCAGCACGATGGAGATTCGCCACACACACGTACGTAGACAAGGGGGAACGCGGTTCTCAGGAGGGTAGCGGTCCATGAGTAACGAGAACATCGTGCTCGTGGACTATTAACGACATCTGTGTTTACAGCGCCGCATGCGCAGCAGAGACCGTCAGCTACCGCTACAACGGGACGGAGTACGAAGGGAAGAGAAAGCTAAAGGAAGCACATCCAGAAGCAGACGAAGAGCAGATCGAGACGATCGTCAGGGCTCAGCCCGAGTCGCACGCACGTCAGAACTGCCGTCAACTCCTTCAGTCAATCCTCGATGCGTGTGCGCCGGTCAAGAGCTACAAAGGATTCCTTACGGGTCCTGGCAACTTCCGCTACGAGCTAGCAACGATACAGCCGTACAAGGGAAATCGGACAGCAGCAAAGCCGACGTGGTTTTCCTCGGTGCAGCAGTTCCTCATCGAAGAGTGCAACGGGGAGATGGTGGAAGGGATCGAGGCAGATGATGCCTTGGTGATTGAGTTCCTCAAAGACCCGAAGCACTCCATCGTAGCTACACGGGACAAGGACCTGGCTCAAGTCGAGGGCATAAGACTCTACGACTGGAAGAAGAAAGAGATCAGATACGTCAGTCCGGAAGAAGCCAAGAGGAACTTCTACACACAGTTGTTAACGGGCGACGCGACAGATGCAATCCGTGGTGTTCCGGGGATGGGGCCTAAGACAGCAGCCAAAATTCTGGGGAACCACACCAATGAAAAACTCATGTTCACCCTGACCTACGCCGAATATTTACGAGCCTACGGCAAAACAGCGTGGGCGGCGATGAAGGAGAACGCGCAACTGTTATTTCTGTTGCGGAAAGAAGAGGACATAACGAACCCGTCTACCGCGTGGGTCCCTCCTATGATCCCCCAAGGGTCTTCATGACGGGCGCTGAAAGTGAGTCAGAGGGGCTGACTTGCTATCGATGCAAATGTGTAAAGACCCGAGAGTTCTTCGTCCAACACGGCTGGTACAACTGCAAAAAGTGCAAGGAGTGCCACCGACAAGACTCGATCCGTTGGCGTAATAAGCACCGCGACAGGTTCAACGAGAGGATGTGGGAATACTACGGAGAGAATCCAGATCGACGACTGTTCAAGGCGACATGCACGACGGCCAAGAAGAAGGGGTTTGAGCACGACATAAAACGCACCGACATCCTAATTCCCGAATCTTGTCCGTATCTCGGGGTGCCCATCGATCTTGAGAGGACAAGGAATCAACGAAATAGATACGGACCCTCTGTGGATCGGATTGATTCTAGCAAAGGCTATATCAAGGGGAACATTGAAGTCATCTCATATCAGGCTAACAAAATGAAGAATGACGCCACAGAGGACGAGCTTATCGCATTCGCCATTGGTGTTCTGAGGAAGTATCGCCCTGAGCTACTGCCATGAAGCACGTTGCCTACGGGATTCTTGGATTCATTGCCCTTTCCGGATTCGGCTCTGCCATCTACAGCCTGCGTAGTCCGCCCTATGTGAGCCGTCTCATCTGCAAGTCATCAGGACAGCCGGAGGAGATGGGGCGGGGCGTCATCACATACAGCAACGGCCTCTACTACTTCACGAAGGGAAGCAAGATTGCTACGTACGATAAGAGCCTGTTCGAGGCCTGTGTGATTTTACCGGAGACAGCCGAATGAATACGGGAATGCGCTTTGAGGAGTTCGAGATTGGGCAGTTCTTTTTCACTGGTACAGGAGCGTGGTACTGCACTGACAAAGGGACGAGGGTAGTGGTTGCCATCGAAGCCAAGATGTCAGCGATGGTCGGTCCTCCGTATGACGCCGTAGAGACAGTGTTTGATGAGCACGATTTCGGCGGATGTTCCACAGAGCCCTTCGACATTCCGGAGCCGGATGAAGGCTAGGAAACCGAGGAAGCCAAGGAAGGCTGGGCCAAAGAAACCAAGGGCACCACGAGTAGCGAAGACCAGGGCAGGCGGCACGATGACAGAGGCGGCGTTCTTCTCATTTCTGAGATCGTCGCTTCGCCAAAAGAGCCGGAGGTGGGCGCCGATTTATCAATGTCTCAATGCAGCGAAGCGGCCGAGCAAGAGCCCGAACAAGCGACTGAAGTGGGAAGCGCTCTGCGCCAAGTGCCAAGGCTGGTTTCCGTTAGCGAAGATCACCGTGGATCACATCCTCCCGGCCGGAAGCCTCCGGTGCTTTGAAGACCTTGCAGGATTCGCCAAGCGCCTGTTCTGCGAGAAGGAAGGATTGCAAACACTCTGTCTCGATTGTCACCAGATCAAAACGAATGAGGAAAGGAATGAGCGGAATTAAACAGTGGGCAGTGTGGGTGTTGGGCGGGCTGATCTTTCTCGTCATTGCGCACTACATGTGGAACGCATGAGTGTCATTAGCACGGCGCTGAACATCAACGCCGACGAACAACAGCAACAGGAAGGCACTTCAACGCTGGACATCGCCAGAGCCATCCACAGGGCGAGCTGGAAGTACAACGAAGGCAGGACAATTTCTGATATTCCGTTCTTCGATAATTTGAACGTAGCAGCGCAGGTGTTACTGGCCGACATGGCTGTCGCAGCGGAGATGATATTCGATCGCTACTCACACGAGACACAAGAGCTACAGCTCTGGAACGTGGCGAATGTCCTGTTTGAAATCTACACCAACAAACATCCTCTCAGTTCGGAGGGTTACGGCGACTGGGACTCCGCTCCGGCAGACTTGAAATTGTTTTGGCACCGCGTTGCTGAGGACTGCATGACGACCTATCAAGACGTGAAGCACAAGCCTCGTGGTGAGGCGTGGATGGACCTCTCCGTGAGTACACAGTAAGTGGGTACATGGTACGGGGAGCTTGCTGGTAGCGCGCAGATGGCGTGTGCATTCGAGGGAGTCCCGATAACTAATCAGAATCAGAAGTCTCGCCCTGATCTCTTCATGCCTCGTGCTCACCTCTTGGCTGGCGATGTGTTGGCCTTCGGGGACAAGAAACACCCCGGCGCTCCGTGGCTGAAGATGTCGATCGCAGATCATCTGGCAGCGAGCCAGAGGCACTACCTGCAATGGCAGACAGGGGACACCGCGGACAGCGAGAGCGGTCAGAGCCATCTCGTTCACGCGCTCGTGCGTCTCGCTATGGCCGTTGAGCTAGAGGCCACCAGTTGAGGATCGTCCTGTTTGACGTCGAAAGCGCGCCTAACACTTGCTACACATGGGGCCTCCACAACCAGTTCATCGCCGTCAATCAGATTAAGAACCCGCAGCGCGTGATGTCGTGGGCTGCCAAGGTCTACGGCGAGAAAGAGATGCACTACGCCGACGAAACGCAGCGAGGCGGGCACAAGGCAATGGTCAAGAAGCTGCACTCCTTCTTGTCAGACGCTCACGGAATTGTTTCCTACAACGGCGTGGGCTTCGACAACAAGATGATCAATGCAGAGTTCGTCAAGTACGGATTGTCCCGTCTTGCACCGACGAAGCAGATCGACTTGCTGAAGGTCGTCAAGAAGAACTTCCGCTTCCCCTCAAACAAATTGCAGTACGTGTCGAAAGCGCTGGGCATCGGTCAGAAGGTACAGCACCAGGGGTTCGATCTGTGGGTCGGGTGTATGGAAGGCGATCCGAAGTGCTGGAAGAAGCTTGAGGAATACAACAAGGGAGACGTGCTCCTCTTGGAACGTCTGTACGACAAGCTTCAGCCGTGGTTGTCGAACGGCCCGAGCCATTCGCTGATGTCTGAGGCCCGCGTCTGTCCTGAATGCGGCTCGAAGCATCTGCAAGAGAGGGGCTATCGCTACACCAAGACGGGCAAGTACAAACGCCTGCAATGCATCCCGCTGGGGCACTGGTCATCGGAGAGGGTAAGCACAGTGGACAAGGACAAGCGACAGAACATTCTGGTGAGCCTGTGAGCAACACCGACCTGATCCGAGATGCTGTCCGTGCTGTCATAGCCCTTGAGCAACTGGAGACGAACAGTTCTAAGACATCCTCCATCACACGCAACATCCAACGCTACATCCTCACAGACATGAGACTCCTTGCACACCACTACGCCATTACAAAGGAACAGTTCGATGAATACCTGTGACCTGGAAGAGACGAAATTCACGGCACTGCTTACCTTCATGTCCAGCAACCTCGATGACTGGCGGGCTGACGGCGGTAATTGGTGTTCCAACGGACCTTTGCGCTGCTGGAATAACGGTAGTCGCTATCTGATTCGCGTGGCTTTCCACGATATCTACAACGTGGAGATCGCGGAGGGCGACGTTAAGTCGCCAACAGCGCAGAGAATTGATGCGGTTTCGGAGAGAGCGTTGGAGCTTCGGAAGCTCAGGGAAGACCAGAGAGCCTGCCAAGAAATCCAAGATAGTCTGTTCCCGCCGAGGTCCCGTCCTTGGTGGAAGTTCTGGGGATGATCAAAATCTGTAGTGCCGGCCGCTCTGGCTCCGCCTGGCTAGCGAACGTCCTCTCCGCTTGTTCTCTCAACGTCGTCCACGAGTTCCTGCCGTACAACGTAGTGAAGCCGGATGCTGTCTCAGACACCACTTGGCTGTGGAATCCGAATGAGTTCTGGGGGTCGCTGTCGCCGGAAGACGCGGTGGTTATCCTCGATCGTGAGGAGGAAGGCCGCATGGCCTCCATCAACAAGCTCCTCGGTACACGCGACTGGTCTGTCCTGAACCAGCGCTGGAAGGAATTTCTAGCGATGTCCTTTGAATCCACCCATCGACACATTCACCGCTTCAGCTACGAGAACCTCTTCGACCTCACCAACCGGGATCAAATCAGGCACGTGTTATTTCAGCAGGGACACTCTGATGCGAACCTGGACCGTCACTGGAACTTCTCTATCGGGATGAAAACTATCAACTGGAAATCTGAGATGGACTGCAAAAGGAGCTTGGGCCTCGTATGAGCGATCACCAATACCAGATCACTCGCCGAGAGATCAAGCTGTTCCACGCCTTCATGGATGTTCTGCATGACCTGCTGGACAGGATGTCTATGGACGACGACGCCAAGCACTTCATAGACGATGATCTGTTGGACAGCCACTACGCCGTACGGAGCATTGCTCAGGACCTCTTGGACAAGACTACGAACAAGGCGGAGGTCTATTGAGCGACGACAACGTAGTCCCCTTCAAGAAGAACATCTCTCCTGACAATCTCCCTGAATGGCTGTACGGCTATGCCACTCTGATTGCAGAGATGAAGGAAGAGCTTAGGCCAGTGAATGTCCTGGTCATAGAGAACTACAGCAAAGAGCAGGACACAGAGCACAACCTTTGGATAGGAGGTCCCAAGATGCAAGCACTGGAGCTTATGGGGCTGTTGGCAGCAGTACAGTTTATGGTTCAACACGAGAGTCTTACGTGATTATTTGGGGGCTCGCTTCGCGATGCGTAGCATGATCGGCCTGTTCCGGTCCCCGCCTGAAGCAAAAGGCACGTACTCCGAAGTTAGTAGTGCAGTTGCACTCTGGCAGGAGCATAGATTCCTAGAGGAGTTCTGCAAGGTGCGGCTGTTTCCTGGGCAAGAGCGAGTCCCGCTTACCCGCTGGGAAAAGATCAAGTCGTACTTGCCATTTACTTGGCGTAGCAATCACGAGACGAAGATTATCAACAAGCCGCTAGAGCATCCGGTGACTATCAAGTTTTATCGGAGCACGCCGTACATCGTAGAGCCCACTAACAATGAGTGAAATAGACCGAGGCGTAGCCCTCGCCCACGAAGCACAAGCTCTCCTGTGCAACATGCTCCGAGTCAGTGCGGCAGTGGAGATTGAAGAAGCCCTACACATCCTAGACGACATCATCCTTATCTTTCACAACACGAGGAATAATGAAAGCAGCAGCAAGAAAGAAAACATCAGTGAAAAAGAAGACCCGTACGGTCGCGGCGAATACAGCGTCGCTGAAGACTGGTGAGTTCGAGACGCTGCCGCTGGTTTGGATCAAGTGGCTCGATGCGGCGCATAGTCCCGGCTCAGGATGGACTTCCAGCGAAGACTACAAGCCTGGATTGCTCGCATGCGAAGCAGCGGGGTTCCTAGTGTTCGACGGAGTGAATGAGTTTGGGGAGGAGTGCGTGGTCTTAGCCTCAGCTCTGTCCTACCAGATCGACGGCAAGCCGGATGTCTCTGAGGGGTTCTCCTTGCCTAAGAAGATGGTCCTTGAGATGCGCGTCATAGACAGGAGCAAGAAGTGAAAGAAGCTGTGTCGAACGAGCTTTTCATTCTGGGAGAATTAGTTGCGGCCGTGGCGAAGTCGCCGGGCATGGCGGACTGGATTGACTTCGAAGCACTGGGGACGGCAATCCGCAATACGGGTTATAGGCTTAGTGCCGGTCCAGAAGCGCTCTACGACATCCTCGGGGATGGTTCGCTGTGAGCGAGAGCGAGATCGATTGGGGTGCGTTGAGCCGCATCCGGACGGACGAGAATCAGTGGAAGAAGGTAGTCACCTACTACTATTACAGTGGAAAAACGCGAACCGTCTATTGGCAGGATGGGAAGGTTTGCGACGTGTCCAGAGACGGACATCCCGGCGAGAGATACTGCGACGTTAAGACAACTTTGAAGACCGCATGGCGCATCTTTTGGGACGGGCCTGACGGGAAAGGGAGGAGCTGACAAAAGAAAAGCCCCGACTGAGCGGGGCTATAAGTGAAGCATTGTCGGGGGCCTACGGGCCCTCTTTCTTTTTCAGGAATCGTTGAGCTTGCGCAGTTCGGTTTTGTCTGCGTCGCACAAGCCGAGTTCCAGTCGATATGCGTTGCGCTCGTAGAGCAACTGGTCGTTGCACAGTTCCGGCTTCCCGTTGCGTGTGCAGGCGGGAGCGGCTGGCTGATAGACGCAGGGCTTGGTTAGCTCAGGCGGGATCGGTGTCTTGACATACTTAGTCACTTCAACCGGAACGGGCTTGACGATGGTACGCGGAGCACAGCCGGAGACGCATACCAGCGCGGCCAGTGCGAACACTCTGTAGGCGCTCATTGCAGTGCCCCACACGCGGGCTGCTGCGCCCATATCTTGCATTCGCCGGACATCATCTCTCGCAGTGTCTTGTCCGCCTTGCCAGCCTTCGCGATCAGCGCTACACGGGCCTTGTCAGCAGCATCAACGGCAGCCTTCGCAGCCTTTGCATCGGCGAGACGACCTTCCTCGCAGACCTTCTTGTCCGACTCAAGTCGAGCAATCACATCTTTGCTGGCTGTAGCCGTATTTTCTAACTGTGAAATGACGGCTGTAGCCTTCTTTTCCGCAGCGTCGTAGCCCGACTGGTAGATGTTGTGATGGATGCGCCAACCTGCGGCAATCAGTGCAACGAGCAACACGAGTGCTGCTATGAGCTTAGTGGTCATGAGCTTCGCTCACTCGGCGAAGCGACCGGCGCTTGCGCCTTCATCGAGCAGACGTAGAGCGGGGGAACATGTACCTGCCACCACCAGCCATGATGTCTCGTGATCCCATCTGCTGCTGTTGCTGCTGAGGAGCCATCGTCTGTATCGGAGGACGTGCTCGGGGATCGCCGTATTGGATGTCAGGCGGAAGTCCACGCGGGTCTCTTTGAGCCATTGGGGCCGGATAGCTCATCTGATCGACAGTGGGCTGCCCCATGAATCCTGCTACACCGTCAGTACCAAAGGAGCCGTTCGTCATTGGGGACCCGCTCCGCTGCGTAGCACCGGCATAGACGCCGGGATTCTGCTGCTGTTGCTGCTGTCGCAGTCTCCAAGCAGCCAGTGCAGACACCGGAGGACGAGGGGCCTGATAGGCTCCGACATTGTTAGCCAAGCCTGGGTTGCCGGAGACGGTGTTCGCCTGATCGGCACTCCGCTGATCCGGACCGCGGACACTTGCCATGCCAGCTCCATGAGCGGCGCGAAGGGAGTCCAAGTAGCCTTGTGAAGTTGCCATGTTCTATTGTTCCGTTAGTGTTACAAAAGTGATATAATGTACAGGGGGCCTATCCCAGAGGGGATGAATGTCGTACGGTCCTGTGGCGTGGGGCGATGTGTTAACCCGCACCATTTCGTTTTTAAGAGATCGGGTGCTAATGCAGGCGGAGAGTCGAACAGACATGCCAAGTTAGATTGGAAGAAAGTGACGGAGATCAGATCGGACCCGCGCCCCAATCCGATCCTAGCTGAAGAGTACGGCGTCTCGCCCGGCACCATATCCAATATCAAGACCGGTTACACATGGAAACTGTTTTAGTCCGTGAGAAGTTGTTCGTAATTCCTGCGAAGCAGGCTTAGTTGTTTTCGACGGTTCGCAAAGTCCTTCTTGATCTCTGCTTCCCGCTGTGGGTCGTTGTAAAGCGCTGACTGCATCTTCCGATCGAGGAAGTCCCCGTCCCCACCGAAGGATGACGGTTCAAACTTTCCGTTCTTGATTCCGTTCGCGAGAGACTTGGGGAGCTTCGCTTCCTTGACAGTATCAGCAATGATGTCTTTCGCTGCGTCAGGACCAAGGATTGTCTTGAGGGCCTCGGCCTTGTCGTTCAGCTCGCGGAACAGATCACGCTCTTTGCTGAGATAGTCGGTGTAGCGTTCCTTCAGCTCTGCGTCAGTGGACGGGTCTTCACGGCCGAAGGACTTGGAGAAGAGAGTCTTTAACTCAGCAGCCTTGTCCTTCAGGTCGTAGCTCGAATAGAGCATCTGCTTGCGTGAATCCATCTCATACATGGGCAGACCGGCCTTCTGAGCTTGGACCACCTTCTGATTGACACCACGCTTCTGCATCTTCTCGATGCGCTGCGCTGTCACTACTGCACCGGGCTTGAACGCTTCGATGGCGAGCTTCTGTTTCCCTTCGGTATCAATCTCCTTGCCGAAGCGGTTCTCGCCAGTAGCGATTCCGAGAGCGGCTGACAGGGCAGGGCCCGGAGTGAAAAACTGATCCTTCAGCCAGCCGTATCCCGCGTCTCCCAGATTCGCAAGAGTCTTCTGTAGGCCCTCGTCTTTCTTCCACGCCTCCATCTCACGCCGAGCGAACGTCGTAAGCGGCGAAGCGGGATCAAGACGTGTGGCGTCCATATAGATAATCTTGCCCGACTTGGGATCGACATCCGCTACGTTGAGAGCGTCGCCTCCTTGGTAGTCAGGGACGAGCTTGGTCATCGCCGAGTTCTTCTTGTCATCGTCGGTCCCAGAGAGGCCGAACATCGAAGAGAGAATCTTCGGATAGACGTAGGTGGCAAGGCTCATCGAGGTTGCTGTCCCGACGAGCTGAGCAAAGCCGTAGTATTTCTGAGCCGGTGTAGCGCCGTTCAACAGATCGGATGCTCCGCGCTGCACCTGGTTCTTGTACGAGCGAACCACTTCTCCCGACCACGTAGCGAAGTTGCCGAGGAGCTGGGAGGTTCCTTTGACAGCAGGTGCAGCGCGTCCCCATGTGGGCACTTCATCGCGGGCGACATTGGCGGAGTATTCGATGAGCTGCTTGCGGCTCCACTCGGGATGGAGCTTCTTCTGTATCGTCATCTCGCCGTAGAAGAACTGGGCACGAGCGGCGTTATCAGACAACTGATACACGTCCGTCATCGTGGACATGATCTTGGCACCCGCGTTCGCTGTCGCTCGTCCTACTCTCTCGACAGGACCGGCTTCGTCGTACTCAACTTCCTTCTCGACTCTTGACCTAACCTTCTTCAACTCGCCGAACTGCGCGCCGTCGCGAAGGATGCCGTGGCGAATGAGCGTCGATGCTTCATCGGGTGTTAGCTTCCCGAACAGGTCCTTGACATTCATCTCCAGAGCTTTGAACGTCTCCGGGATGCCGAGCATCTTCCCCATCATTCCGTGCTGAACGGCGGTCTTTGCCATCAGCGCCATGTTGGAGTAGTTGTTCACCATGAACGTCATCGGGGAGACGACGGTCTTCAGCATCTTCGCTGGTACAAGGAACGCACGAGAGCCGAACTTGGCTACGCTGAGAACAGCATCCCTGAACGTCTTGGACGCCGTGTCCTTCATTGACGTGAGCTGAGTCTCTAGACTCTCTGCAACGTCGGGGCGTGTGTACTTACCAGCGAGCGGGCCGTAGTCGTCGTTCTCAGGGAGCTTGCTGTAGAAACCCTGCGGAGCGTCTTCCTTGTCGAAGAACAGCTTCCCGTCATTGTCCTTGAAGATGCGATTAAGCATGCCCTGCTTGGCAGTCAGCGCAGCGAGGCGAGACAGCGTGAAAGCCGACTCCAGACGCGGGTCTTTGAACTCGCCCCAGAAGTCTCTAATCGGCTTGGGCACATTGGAGCGACGCTCAAGGATCGACGAGTTGCGGGCGGCTTCCTTCGTCACCTCAAAGGTCTGCTTCCCTCGTGGATCAGAGATGTCGTTGAGGATGTCCTCTACTTGAGCTTCGACAGGACGCTTGGAAGCCGGATCAATCAGGTTGTCTTGAATGAACTTGGTGATGTTGGCGACAGCCTCAGGATGTTTCTGCTCCTGTCTCCAGCGCCAATAGGGCTTGCCCTTAGCTTCTGCTCCTGAGAGGGCATAGCCGATGCGATCGACGATGTTCGGCTTGATCTCGTAGACGCCGTACGCCCTCGTCAGATAGTCGCCGGAGGCCAGCGACTCGTAGAGCATGTTGGACATGTCTCTGCCGTTTTGCTTGATGCCTTGGGAAGCCAACTCAGCCTGGTACTTGGCAATCTGGGAGCGGGTGTCTGTGACAGCACCGCGCATCTTGGGCTCAAGGGCCGAGAGAGCAACGTCGTCTCCCTGCATGGCCTTGCGCACTACGTCCTTTCCAGCGTCATCGAGCTTCTTGAAGCCAGCTTTATCGAAGAGCTTGGCAGCCCTGTCTGCTAGGAAGTCTCCTTCTCCGCCACGAAGAGCTGCTTCTTCCTTCTGTTTAGCGAAGAGGTCTCCGCCTTTCCAAGAGACGAGCTGTGCTGCTTTACGTCTCCAAGAGGGGATTATTTTGGGAGGCTCGCTTCGCGATGTTTCCGATGGCTTCGCACTAGCCGCTGCGCCGTATTCATCCGCAGGGGCGTTGTAGACACCGTTGCGTTCCTTACCGATGAGACGATCGTGCGGGCGCAGGTCTCCAAGGAACTTGTGCTGGGCAGCGAACAGCGCATCAAGCGCAGTCTCCGCTTTCTCCGGCAGGTTGAGGATTCCACGCACACCGTTTACGACAGCTTCGTACATGTTCTTGATCTTGCCCACAGCCATACGCCCCAGAGCACCGACAGTGCTTTGAGGCATAGCGTCAAGCTTGGTGTTCTTCAACTCACGACGGAACTGTCCGTTGGAGAAGAACTCAGCCATCATCTCGTCGAGGTTGGTCAGGCCGTAATGCTTGGCATTCCCTGTCTGTTCGAGATGGGCTTTGGTTGCATCGAAGAGTGTGTTGAGATGCTGATAGGAGCGTCCTGCTTCTCCAGCCAGATTACCGTTGCGGCCGTTGGCTACCGCTCTCGCAGTCAGGCCGTGAACTGTCTCATGGAGGAGGACGTGCATCTTCGGGGTTTCACCGTGGATGCGAACTACGTCCTGCTTCGATTCGTAGTAGCCGGCTGCCTTGTCCGGAGTGATGTGGGCATAGCGATCGACATCCGCCTTGTGGGCAATGGGATCGAACTTCTGAATGGGGACTTCCAACCCACCCAGCCTTTCACCGACGCCCTTGAGGTATCCGGCCAGAGCACGAATCTGCGGGCTTTCTCCGTACTTGTTCCCTTCGTTGTTGACGATGGAATCAAGGAGACCGCCTGTAGTCAGCTTCCCTTCGTGGTACTCCCGCATGACGCGGAGAGGGATGTTCGCTTCCTTGCTGAAGTCCAGTATCTTCTGGGGGCTCAGTTCGGATTTGATTTGACCCGCTCTGCTGGATAGCTCGGGGACACCGGCAGGCTTGGCCGAGGGCAGAGCCCCATCCCGCGCAGCGACAGCGGGTTCCCGAAGAGACTGTATAACCTCAGGAGCTAAAGGCTCACCTGTTAGACGAATAGACTCTTCGTTAGCTTGTCGTATGCGCTCCGCTGCGGCTGATAGCGGCTGTTCAACTGTAGATGCCTCTACGGCTTCACCGGCGCTCGTAGGAGCCTCTCCAACTCTAACTGGCTCGCTGACACCGGCTCCAATACTAGAATCGCTTGTAGCGCCTTCTAGGGGCCTTCCTGTGGCTTCTGGGATGAGGTCAGCAAATGGGTCTCCGCCCCACGCCTCAGCCCTGGCTTGGTCGAACTCATCGACGACAGGAGCTTCAACACGCGGTTCAACTACCGGCTCAGGGAGCTTGGCTTCCGTGTTGGCAATGGCATCGAGGGCGTCCTTGGTAGCGTCCCAGTGAGGCTTGCCTTCGGCTGAAGCCTGTCGGAAAGCCTGACGAGCGTTGGTCTCGGCTCGGACACCTCCGCCTAGAGGAATCAGGTTGGTGATGACATCCGCAGAGATGTTCGCGATAGCCTCTTCACGAGGGCTCGCGTACTGCATCCCTTCCGCACCTGTTGCCTGCTGAGCCTTCTCTACACCTGACGTAGCGGGAGTTACCCAGTCGGGCAGATCGTAGCCGGCTTTCTCGGCAGCAAGACGCAGGGCTTTTTCACCAATCCCAATCGGAGAGGCAGACAGAGCCATGCCGGGGAGGGCAGCTACATCGCTCGCTGCTCTGCGCAGGAAGCCTTCGCCCATTCCAACCGTAGGCTTGCCTTCAATCCCTTCGTAGTTGCCGCCTTCCCAGAGGGCCTTTGCACCGGTGGCGAAGTTCTCGGGGAAGTTGATCAGATCATCGAAGAGCCCTGTAGCGCCTGTCACCAATCCCGTAGGATCGAAGGGAGCTTGAGGAGCAGACACGACAGAGCCGCTCTCTACGTTTCCGAAAGAGGGCGGCTTCTGGGGCACCAGGTCTCCGAACAGATCGTCTGCCGGAGGAGGTGTTGGAGGCGCTGACGCTGCTTGCGGCTGTGAAGCCGGAATGAGATCAGCGAAGACGTTGGCTATTGGACGTACCCGAATTTAGCCATCGCTTCTTTCAAGCGGGCTTCTACCTTGGCGGGATCAGCACCGGCCTTCACCGCTGCGTTGGCTTGCTGCATCAGCACTTCGACACTAGGGGCATTAGGCTGTGACGGGGATGTCTGTTGCGGGGGTGCCTGCTGTGGTGTACCGGGACGAGCAGTTCTGCCCGCGCCTGCCTGAGAGCCCAGCGAAGCGTTGACATTCTCGCCGCCATACACCGGATACAACTGAGACTTAACCTGATCGGCAATCTTCAGCGGATCAACCTTGCCGCGGTCATCGAGGACATCCGCACTACCGCTCTTCTCAATCGACTCGTACAGCCGCATGTAGTCGGAGCGAATCTTGTCAGCCATCGCATCCTTGTCGGATACAGGCTTCTCACGACGGTTCTTTTCCGTGCTCGACTGAATCTCTTCAAGACGAGCAGCATTCATGCGCGGCTGCCACTGAGCGTTCTCTAGGTCAGCCTGATCCTTGAGAATCTTTCCACGCTTCGTCTCGGCCAGAGCGTCTTTGTATTCCTGACTCGTTTCACTAAGCGGGATTGTCTTGCCGCCCTTGGTCCTGCCGAGGACATTACCCGTCTCAGGATCAGTGAAGGTGCTGGCTACGTCGCCAGACTCGCGCTCGTGCTTCTTCTCATCTGATTCGTCAGAGAGCTGTTGCCGCATGCGTGTCAAAAACTCATCGCGTTTCTGCTGCGCGTCCAGTTCCAGTTTCTTAAGTTTGAGCTGACGCTCGTCTTCTGCGTTCTTCTGGAGACTACCGCCAACGGAATTTGCCGCCGCTGCCAATGCCGCCCATGCAGAGCCGGACATTACAGGCCACCCATCTGGTCAGGCATTGCGCCCTGCATGGGCATCGGCTGCTGTCCTTGAGGGGCCTGCTGAGGCGGAGCGCCTTGCATGGGAGAGGGGGCACCATCTTGAGGAGGTGCTCCATTTGGTGCTTGCTGTTCCAGCGCCTGCTCAACAGCCTCGTAGGCCGGCCGCAGGGCGGAGAGAGGTGCCTTGTATCCTAGCTCTTTCGCCACCTCGAATACTGCATCAAGGACCAAATGCACGACGCCCATCTCACCCCACACTTCCTTCTGAGGGAGCGCGTCGAGTTTAGGCTTCATGCGAAACAGGATCGTCGAGGCCGCTGTGGAAACTGCGGCCGGTATCGCGTCGGGACTTTTGGTGTTCGCAAGCTGTTGCTGGAGCATCTCCACGCCTTGATCGCCGTAGACGATTCCCGAAGCGACTGCAACGGCCTTCCGAGCCTCTGGAGAGAGCGCGTTGCTTGGTTTCTTACTCGCCATTAGTGGGGCTCACGTATTGGTTCCAGAGAGAATCAGGAGCGCGACCGTTGGTCTGCGGGCGGGCGAACAAAGAACGTTTCTGCCACGGGATGTTAGGACCGTTCACAGGAACAGCGCCCCCATTCAATGCACCGTCTTCACCGGCTGCACCAGCCGTAGCAGCCTCGCCTTCGGACGCTGTGTAGCCCTTCGCGTATTTCGCCCAGTTGCCGACAGCGCCTTGGCGATAAGCCCGATCCTCAAGATCGAACTTGCGCTTCTCTGCCATCAGCTCTTTCTGAGCCTCGATCTCGCGCTCCTGCGCGTCCTCAGAAGCACTCTGTTGTGCTTCGCTAGAAGCGTAAGCTCCAACGGCGCTGATTCCTGCGGCAATCGCGACACCCCACGGCATAGTTTGTTCCTATCTTTTAGTGCAGAAGATCACGCTTACGCGATCTGAAGTGGATTTGTTAGTGACCCAGTGAAGCTGACTATTGTCGAAAAAGAATAGATCACCGGGTTTCGATACGAGTTGCTTGGATTCAAAACAGAATGTCTGTTCTTCATTGGCTTCGACGCTCAAACAGAACTTATCTGCGTAGTGTCGGGCGTGCCAGCCTCGATCTATATGCGGCTTAACTTCTCCGCCAGCGGGAATCCGGGTCACGAGAACGCCGCCAAGTTCGTAGCCTCCCACCATTTCCAAAATGTCGTAGGCAAGAAGCCCGAGCGGTTTTAACAGCGTCTCGCCCAACTCGTCATACCAAACCGATTTGAAAGGCCCTTCGATGCCGTACTCGCTGATCGGCGCGTAGCGCGCCCAAATGTCAGAGCATCCGTAGTGCGGCGATCTTGGATCGGAGGTGCGGGCCTTGTTGCGATCCCAGAGACTTTGGTCTTTCAGGGCCGCACGCAGTAGCGCAACGTTGAATCCCGTTGCAACCAACTCGATCGGATCAGCCGGCAAAATATTGCGACCATTTCGAGGTGGCGGTGCGTCTGTAGCCCCGGTCTTCCAAGTCTTGCTTACGTTGTTCTGCCAGCATTTGTTTCTTGGCTTCTATGCTCAGCTTAGTATTCTGCTCAAGGGCCGCAGCGTCTGCTTTCGCACCCGCATAGCTCCCTGCTGCTCCGATGATTGCGCCCCACATTGAGTTGTTGCCAGAACTCAGACCCGTGTCACTTGAGTACGGGTTGTACGACGGATCGGTTGAAACATAATTTGATTGGGAGGTATCCGGGGCGATGTAACCCTGCCCCCACCCTGCGCCGTAGGCATTCATTACGGGCCGTCTCCGTACATGTACTGATCAATCTGCCCGGCAGCGTAGTCACCGAAACCTTGGACAAACCCCATTGCTGCGTCGGGATCGTTGAAGTAGTCAGGATTGCTAAACATCGTTCCGTATGCGCCTTGGATGATGTTGCCGTACAGATTCCTCTGCCACTCCTGCCCGCCGTAGTAGTCCTGAAGCGCATATTGATTCTGCATTTGCGACTGTTCAAACTGCTGGTTCTCACGTGAGCGCATAGTCTCTTGATCTTGACCGTAGCGGCTGGCTGCATAGCTCCGATCAGAGCCGTAGCGAGAAGCGCCGGCTGCTGTTCTGGCGTTCGACATCGACGTAGCGTTCGCGTTGTTCGCAGCGAGAATCTGGTTCAAAGCATCCTGATTCTGTGTAGCCGCTGCGCCGAATGCGCTGGCGTCGCCCTGTGCAATCGGGAGAGCTGCGCGGATGGCTGCACCCTCAGCGTTGCCTGCTGCGTACGAACTGTTGCCGAGCCCACGGCCTGCGGCAGTAGCCATTGCTCCGCTACGGGCCTGATCAAGATAGCGAGAGCCGTTGGCTACAAGGTCGTTGAGGTTGTTGGAAACCAACTCGTTGTCTTGTGTGTTGCGTGTGAAGGCTCCGCCTTGGGAAGCCCAGAATCCAGTGGGGAGTGGAGCGTTGGTACGAGGCTGCGGAGCGCGGTACATGCCGCTCGTGTTGTAAGCATTCATTCGTTATCTGGTCTTCTGATTCGGGGAGTTGCCGAGTTGCTGCTTGCCGCCCATGAAGAACACCACGAGGGCTTGGAGGACGTGGCCGGGGTAAATGTGTTCCCCGCCGATTTCGACTGCGACTGAGGTTCCTCGTCCTTCAAGCTGGACTGTCAGGTAGTCGGAATCTTTGATGATGCGGACAGGTTTTCCTGTCGGATCAATCTCCACAGGGCGCTTGGTGGCGTTGAACGGCTGATAGTCGCCAGCAACGTTCGTGTAGCCGTCGAAGTAGTTCTGGGACAACAGCTCAATGCGTGCCGCACGGACAATCGTGAACTCTGCCGGCGCGTCCAAGCTCATGAAGTTGAGGCGAGCGAAATGCTTGATTGGGGCAAGATCAAACCGCGTGCCCTTGTCAATCGAGTAGACGTAGATTTCCCGTTCCGGCACCTTCGGGGTTGTGATGTTCGTCTCGTCGAAGGTCTTCAGTTCAAACGTGCCAAAGATGAGATCGCGGCCTGAACGGCTTGTGCCCGTACACATGAACACCGGAATCATCGTGTCGAGGTTGTTGGAGTCTAGATACGACTGCTTCGTGAACTCGTAGCCTCTGTCACCAGTCGGCAACCCGCACGTCAGGATTGCTCCGTCGGCGAAGTAAAGTCGGTACTGGTTCTTGTTGCGGACGGGCAGGGCAAAGAGGATGTTCTGGCTGGTAGCCTGGTAGGCAAAGCGATCGTTCACCCGGTCCATCAGATACGGCGTGATCTGGTAGGACACACGCCCGTTCTCGAAGTCGCCGTACTTGTTCGTGGCGTCGATCGTCGAGATGCCGCGGAAATCAGCGAACAGCGGGATACCACAATCAACGACGGTGTACTCAATCGCTCCCGAGTAGGGAGAGATCACCTGCTGGACAGCGTTGTTGTCTTCCGTCGCTGTCAGGACATCGCCCGCGAGGGCGTGAACAGATGCTTCGCAGAAGACTCCCAAAGCTGTGCCGTTGAGACTCAGCAACCCCGTGATGCGATCACCGAAGGCGTAGATGGTCGAGCCATCCACAGGATCGAAGTTGGTCGGCTCTCCGGGGAACGAGACGATGCACTGCCCGTTGTCGTAGCCCAGCACTGCATAGTTGCGGTGATAGGCGATGTGAGAGGGCGTGTCTTCCGTGGAAGGGAGCGCGGTGTAGACGTTGTAGAAGTAGTAGCCGTCGTACTGGAACGAAGGACCAACACCTGAGACGCCGTAGAACGCAACCCAATCGGAGTTCGCGTAGTAGTTGGCGGTGATGATCTCGAAGCGTTTGTGAGCGTTGTCCAGTGAAGACCTGTTGGGCAACACCGCAGCCTGCATCTGGGACGAGAACTTGGCGATGAGATCGCCCCCGCCATCTCTGGCAGTGCGCAGTTCCCATCCACCGCCAATCGTCCACGTCGTAGAGTCAACCGACCCCAAACCGCCTGTGCTGTCCAACGGCGTGATGCTGTACACCGCCATCGAGCCCGTTGCCCACAGTTCTTGTGGAGCGCCTGGATTGAAGATGCCTTTCGACAGGTGGTAATACGGGATGGTGACTTGGAGGTCTTGCCCGCTCACCGGATCGTGGGCGTAGTACGCCGTTACCGGAGTCCTATAGAAGACCTTCAGTGAGACATCGGTGATTTGGAGACGCTGAGCACCGCCGCCTACTTGCTCGGTCAGCTTGAACTTCAGGCCGAACGTTGCGTCATCACGGACAGCGGCGAGGAAGTTAGTTGCAGAAAGCGTTACGCCCCACAAGTCTCCGTCACCGCCCAAGACGTAGGGAACAGCGGCGGAGGCAGCGGGGACAGAGGCAGTCTTGACAGACGACGGGTTGGCGGCGAAACCGTCTCCGGCCAAGGAGAAGTCAGCCGAGCCTGTAGTAGAACCGCCTGTGGTGATCGTTGCCGTCACCTCGATCCCCGTCAGGATTGCTCCGTCTGGGATGGAAGCTAGGTTGTAGCCCTTAAGGATTGCGTACGTTCCCGTTGCTTCATCGGGACCCGTGAGGATCGGGAGAGCAGCGAACGTCGCAGAGGAGCCGTCCCCCAACACTGTATGGAGTGCTGTTGCAGCCGGAACGGTGAATGATGACCCGCCGAACGGGGTGGCGACTGTTGCCGTCGAATCGAGCGTTTCGCTGGTGGCGAGAGCCGTGATGTTCTGCGTGGAACTCAGCAGGTCGGAAGCAAACTCACCACGGAACACTGTAGCCGGGGCATCGCCCGTTGTGTCGTCGTCAGTGGTGAACTGGATTTCCCAGCCCATGTCCACCGGCTTCCACAGCTTTCCAGGTCGAGCGGAGTTGGTGTTGATCTGCTCGGTAGTCTGGAAATCATCATCCAACGGTCCTTGGAAGAGTTGCGCTGAAGGACTGCCCGGGGTGCGGCGATCGGTGATAACGAAAGCCGCAGCATGAGATGTGAACGCCGTTGCTCCGTCCGGCCTCCGAATCGTCTTTGAGCCGGCTTGTATAGAATTGGTGGTGAGGAATCCGTCAGTGCGGATTACCATCGTTCCAGCAGCATCGCCTGTGGACCACGAGCCGGATGTGACGAGGACCGAAAGGATTGTCCCTTCCTTGGCACCGGTCAGTGTGATCTGATCGCCGGGCAGCACTTCAAACGCACCCGTGTCAAACGTAATTTGGTACCCGTCCGCAACTGCGTACAGCGCGCCGCGATACCAATGCAGCCCGTGGGGGATGATGTTCTTGGCGTACGTGTCAAAGACGTAGATCGACTTCTTGTCAGTGCGGACGGTCTCGTAGATATCTTTCTGCGCGTCGAGGAATGACGCCATGTCCGAGTAGTAGAGACTGGCGCGAACAATGCCTCCGGTGTCGGCTGTCAGTGTTGCGCCGGAACCGAAACCTGTGATCTCGTCACCAACCTTCGGGGCTTCTTCCGGGTTGAGGATCAGGTAAGAGAGGACTCCGTTGGCACCGTCCCAGCTCACAGCCTGCCCGAAGAAGTTGACCCCGTTCTTCAGGTATTCCCCGACAGTAAATGTCCCAGAGCCGTCAGAGCGTGTAGCAATCACCCAATCCCTGTTGAAGCAAGGGGTGGTGCCGTCGTAGCGAGCGATGCCCTCCATGACGCCATATCCGGCGATGGAATAGGTTTCGTAGTTCAGATTGTCTTGGAGCGTTCCTGGCGTCACTGCGTAGCGCGGCGACACCAAGTCCAAGCCGCCTCTCAGCGGGACGACAACCTGCTGGTATTGCGAGTCAGCCATTAATACAGACGGACAGGGCGCAGTACCACGGGGAGCGTTCCTTCGCGGTCCAGCTTCTTTTTGTAGACCACGTAGCGAGACTTCGCCTCAGAGACGATCGCCTGATTGCCGCCTTCGTACTGGCCGTAGTACATCACCGCCCGCCAAGCGATCATCGGGTGATAGATGGCCTTCAGCCCATCAGGCGTGTCGGTGTCATTGATGAGTGAATCAATGTTCTTGTAGTAGTAGCCGCGTATGCGATACGGCTGATCCGGAGGGGGCCAGAAGAAGATGCGAGTGCCGTCATCCGGAGTCTCGGTGACAATCTGCGGCTGCCCCAACGTCTGAGCGTTGGTGTCGAAGCGCTGAAGAAATCCCGAGTAGTCGAGATAGGGAAGGGGAACTTCGCCTTGCGGAGACGTGGCCGAAGCTACAGAAGCAATCTTGAGCGACTGCCACCAAACGTCTTGCAGGTTGGCGACGTATCCCGAGCCCATCTCCGTCTGGGAGTCGAGACGGTAGTCACCCCACTGGAGGAAGCGACAGGAGTCTTCTCCAGAAGCCTCGATGAGCATCGGCTCTGAATCAGACGGGAGCGTGCCTTCCGCGTTCTCAAACTCAATGAAGCCCTGAGCAGTGCCATCCGCCCAGAGCCCACCGTTGACGATGATGACGTTCGTGACATCAAACGTGCATCCGGAGAACTGCCCAACCAGCGTATCGCCAGCGAAGCACTCCGTCATGCCGATCTGATCAAGATCGAAGTAGAAGCGTGGATTGACCGTGGATTGGAACCAAGCCTTCGTGAACTCGTTCTGATCGTTCTCGATCTTGATTTCGTCCCACGCATCGCGCACCCAGTCCTTGAACTTGGCAGCGAGACCAGTGAGACCTTCGAGGGTTTCTGGTTCTTCGGTCGTCTGGGATATGCCAGCTTCGGAAATTGCTTTCCGGACCAGGTCTAGGAAATTGATGCGTGTACCCTCAAGAGATCAGGTGTTGCTTGTTACGATTGGTTGACCATGTTCTGCTCGTACATGGCTTCCTTGTAGGCAGCCATTGCAGCTTTCTTCTTCAAGAACTTGACCGAGCCCGCTTTCAGATCGGCTTCCTTGGCTTTCGCAGCTTCGAGGTCAGGCGCGTGCGCGAGGATGGAGAAGTCCTCTGCGTATTCCTGCGACTCGACGAGGTTGGCACCGTTGCGGTTGTAGTCCACCTTCAACGACTCCTGATCCTGGTCGTACACCTTGCGAACCGCATCGGTGAAGCACGCCAGATACTTTTCGGGAATCAAAACGGGGATGCCACGACGGCCAACGAGGGCCGATCCGTTCATTGCGGCAAAGAAGACTTCCTTACTGCGCTTGCCCCATTCCTGTCCATTCTTCGGCGTGACGCGGATGATTGCGTAACCAACGGGACAATCCATTGGCTTGCCGTCTTGCATGATTGATTTGGCGACGGAGATGTCGTGGCGCTTCGCTGCTTGGATCAGCTCGATGAGCTGCTCTCGCGTTGCGTCTTCGGGAATCTTGTCTTCCGGAACTCCGAATGCAGCCGCCACTTCGGGCAGTGCTTCGGTAGGAATGCTTGCAAGAAACTCTGTCTGATCCTTGCTGTTTGCCTTGGCCTCTTCGGCCTTTACGTGTACGGTTCCTTTTGCCATGTCTCTAAGTTTCGTCCGTGAAAAGTGTCAAAGAAGATGAGAGCCCCGATAGACTGGGGCTCTCGATTACAACAGGGCTTAGTAGCCGCCCATATCCACCGTCTGAGTACCAGTCGGTGTAGCACGAGCAACATCGAACTCGAAACGAATCACGCGATCAACCAGCGACGCGGTGGTCTGCGTCGGAGTGGCGGCGGTCTGCGTTGCAGTGACACGGACCGGCCCCGCGATACCGGCAGGATCGGCAAGAACCGTCGCAGCCAGAGTCGGAGAGGTGTAGCCCGCAGCACGACCGAAAGTACCGGCCGCAACGTAGTAGTTCGGATCGGAGGTCGGCGACGTGTACGTGGTGCCGGAAGCAACGTCGAAATCGGTAGCAACACCGCTTGCGTCCGTTCCACCGTAACCCGTACCGGGAGTCAGCTTTGCAAAGCCAACGTCCCACGTCATCGTGGTCGCATCGTCGAGGTCATCGGTGTAGACGCGAAGGCCCACAACCGGGTGGCGGGACGAGAGGTCCATGATTTCAATGACATCATTCAGGGCAATAACGGTGCCTGCCGGAATGGTGACAGTGGCAACAAAAGGAACGTGAAAGCCGTGGTTGACACAGTTGACACGATCCCGGTTCTTTACGAGATCACATTTAAAGATAGCCATTACAGGGTCGCTCCGCTCTCGATGCGGGAAATCCAGTTCTGATTCAGGATCAGAGAGCAGTGGTACATCTTGTAGGACACGAAGCCGCGCTGACCCAGCGGGTCGCCCGAATCAATCGTGCCGGGATTGCGCACCTTGATCATTGCTTCGTTCATGCCCTTGAGGGGCACGGTGCCGATTGCTTCCTGACCAAAGACGATGGTCGAGTACACGTCAACGGCGGCGTTGGTGTTGCGCATACCGTTGAGCGTGGCCGAACCAGCACCGGGCAGGGGCTTGAGGAACGCCGAGATGACGAAGCGCAGACCGTCAGCCGAACCAACTTCGTTCGGTTCCGGACTACCCGACGCGTACTTCTCCTTCCGGGTGAAACCGGGGATGTCGTACAGATCACCGCGCATATCGGTGTGGCCGATAGCAACGTAGCCTTCCGGAACGGCAGAAGTGCCATAGTCCGAAGACGGGTTGATCATCTTGGTGATGCGCTTGGCGTACTGCGCGTCAAGGAACGTCTCAACCTTACGAATCAGGCTCAGGTTGATCGGCGCGTTAACGTCGGTACGGACAGTCGGAGTAGCGGCCGTCGAAGCGTAGAAGACGGACGTACCAGCGCGGAAGTTGCCCCAGTTGATCAGCTCACGAGTCTGGCCGGCCTTTTCGCCGAGCAGTTCGGTCTGTTCTGCAAGCACCGGGTCTTCGTGCGTATCAGCAATAACATCACTGATCTGCACCCAGTCGCCGTACTGCTTCATCGTTGCACGGACATCCTCAAACTGAATGCCGAGCGGGGTGGGGGTTACGCCTTCCTGAAGCGGAACGTCGGTAACGTCGAATGGAATCGAGCGACGGAAGACGATCGTCAGGGTCTTGTTTTTCGGGAGTGGCTTGACGGTTGCGTACCGTTCCAGAACCAATTGCGGGAGCGCATGGCTAAGGAACTTCTCGTCTGCAAAGACGTTCGTACGCGAACCAATACCACCATAGGTATTGACTAGCTGAGTCATGGTTGTTGTTACTTGTCTCTAGTTGTGGGATGTCGCGTTGCTGCGTAGCGTGTCGCTATCGAGCGTTGCTGAAGATTGTCGGGTCTCCCCTCTGAAGAGCCTCACGGGCTGCGCGTCGCAGTCGCTCCACTGCCTTCTCATCACCCGGATCAAACGGGGTGTTGACGGCAAGGGGAGTCGAGCTGGACTTCGGAACCGAGGTCTTCTTTAGGTCTTGCTCTCGTTTGTTCTTGATCGCATCGGCTTGAGGGTTGGGGGCTTTTGCAGCCGCGTCCTCTGTCTTGATGAAGCCTTTGCTTTTACCCCACTGCTCGTACTGTCTGATCGCCCAGAGTGCATCGTCTGGACTCTCTACATTGAGAATGGCTTTCTGTACGGCGGGGGGCTGATCGGTGATGAAGTGGGCGTAGCCGTCAGAGAAGATGGGTTGCTTCTTCTCGTTGACCTGTATCTCGCCCTTATCGTCAACCTTGTAGACGACCTCTCGCCAGTTACCGAACTCTGAATCCAGCTTTTCAACAAACTCACGCTGGTATTCTTCTGCTCGATGCTGTTCTTCGAGTTTGGTGTATCCGTCTAGTTTGGCGTCACGAGCCTTCAGTTCCTCTTCCCACTCTTTACGTTGCAGGGCGCGGAACTCATCGAGAGCTTCTAGGTAAGCCGGATCATTCTCAGCCAGCTCCTTTAGACGCGGAGTAGTGGCGGATTCCTTTAACGGCTTGGGTGCTTCCTTGGTCTGAAGGCCGGCGAGCTTGGCTTCGAGTTCCAGTCGCTTGGTGCGTTCTTCCGAGGCTTGACGTTGGAAAGCTGACAATCGACCACGAGACGATGACTCTTTGTGCTGGAGGTCTTTCGCTTCCTTTTCCCGAGCAGCCAGGATTTCCTGAATCTTGACTCGGGTTTCCTCTGGCAATCCGGCGAGAGGGTCGGCTTCTTCTACTACTTCTGTTTCTTTAGCGGGGGCTTCGCCTTCGGCTGTTCCCGGCTGTTTCTCGACTACGACTTCCGCCGCAGTTTCAATCTCTTCCTCCGCCTTCTCAGGGGGAGCTTCTACTTCGATGGGAGCGGGGTCTTCACCTTTGAGGTACTGCTTGGCAAAGTTCCGCGCTTCTCTTGTCTCTTCGTCGGTCAATCCGTAACCGTTAACTTCTGCTGCTTCCGTGCTCAAGTGTTAATCCTGTTGTAGGTTGGTTTTATCAGGGAGCTTCCTTATGCGCTCCAGAATGTCGATCTGCCCTCTGGCAAACCACGTTGCTGTCAAATCGTTGTGTGCGTTGCCACGATCGCCGGCCCTCAGAGCTTTGTGAGCGGCCGTGGTCAGCTTGTCCAGTTCGGCCGTAATCTCCAGCCAGTCTTTGCCGAGAGAGTCGATCAAATTCCGCTCCCGGTCTTCTTGGCGAGGGCTATTTCGTCCTCAGTCGCCTTGACCTTCCGCTCTTCCAGCTCCAGCTTCTTCTGTCCCTGCTGTGCGAGGACACCGGCCGTGAACTGCTCGGAGAGCTGTGTCGAGTCGTGGATGTCCAGCTCGGCGACGAGTTTGCTGGCTTCTTGCTTGTCCTTGGCCGCGAGAGACATGATCGCGATGTTCTCTTCGGTCTTGGCCTCGATGGCACGCGCTGTCGCTTCGTTGTTGCGCGTCTGGTAGTTGGCGAGGTTGTTCTCTCGCTCAGCCTCCGCGTTCACCAAGCCCTGATGGGCGTCAAACTCCAGCTTCTTGGCGTCGTTCTGAACGTCTTGCGCGTGAGCGTTGGCGTTGATCAGGTCGGCCTGTGCTTTCAGGGAAGCCGGATCGGGGTTGTTCTTGGCAGCTTCGGCCTGCTGCATCTCAATCTGCTTGACTTCCTCTTCCGAACGGACGAGAGAGTCAAACGGGATGTTCATCGCAGAGAAGCGGGCGCGATACAGCTCATTGCCACGGATGCGCTTCTGGACCTCCGGGTTCTGCGCGTATTCGACACAGAGCCTTTCAAGGTCGCGTTGCTGTATCACCTTGTTGAGATAGGCGGTCGAGGTCTGAACGTCTACGTCGTAGTCGCCCTTGATCTCTTCCTTGGACGAATACTGCATGTTCCATTCGTAGAACCAGTTGACCACCGGACCAGTGATCTTGTCGTCCCATTGGCGCGCTTTGCTGCTTAGGACGCTTGTGCTCGCCTGCATGATCATTGCCATGCCGGTAGCGCCCGTGTCGCCCACCTGAGGGTCGCCCATGCCACCAGCGATCAGCGGCGTACCAGACTCTTCGTCTCCGAACTCTCGCGCCATGTTCATGACAGACGTGAGCATCTGGAGATTGTCGGGAACGTAGAAGAACTCGATCATTTCACCGATCGGCCGTCCCATTCCGTTCTCAGTTTTGTTCCACACCTGGCCCGGCGTAATCTCGGGCTTGCCGCTCTGAGGCTCGATGCCTTCGCGGTCGATGGCGACCTGAGGCAGAGCACAGAGACCGGCGTTGTCCAGGACCATCTTGTACGTCATGTTCACGACACGCTGCGCGTCGCGGAGCAGGATCGCGCCGAAGCCGAACATCGAAGAGGGGTCAGGCTCCCACACGTTGAGAGCGAAGGGCAGGCAAAGCTCTGCTTCCAGCATCTCAAGGCATGCGTAGATCACACGGCCTTGGCAAACCCACACCTCGGCCTTGTACATGTCGAACGGGTTCTCGTACGGCGGATCAATGCCGAGATCACCCAACTGCTTCATGCCGACGGTGCCGTGCCACTCAAGGCACACGTATTTGTTCTCTAGGAACTTGGTGTTGTCAAAGCGGACAGCTCTCGCTCGGAAGGCTTGGTAGTAGTCGCCAATCGGCTTCTGAGCCAGACACTCCGCGATTGCCGCCTTGTCGAAGCCATCCTGACCGGCGAGCAGCTTGAGCTGTGTCGGCGAGTAGATATGGAGGAGGGTGGCATGCTCGGCTTCCGCAATCGTAAGAGCACGATAGTCTGGGTAGAACAGCCACGGATTGCACAGCTCGAAATCGGGCCTACGCTCTTGGGAGTAGGATGTAACCCAGATCGGGGGGCCTTCTGACGGCTGCATCTGCATACGGATTTTGTTGCCCGTAGTGCAGTTGATCGGCCCCTTGTAAATCACTGAGCCGTACGTCGAGAGATCAGCAAAGCCCAGACGCATCTTCTGGCCGTAGCCGGCCGACTGCATCTGCGACCAGCACGTCTCTTCCATCTGACGCGCTTGTTCGTCGTCCTGTGCGTTCTTGAGACCAACAGCCTCGCCCATAGTCATGGGCTGCCCGGTCTCGGGATTGACGATAGGGGTCTGTCCGTCCGCCTGGAACAGCGGAGCAGAGGAGTTCATCTGAGCCTGCATACGCGCAGGCTTCTTCGCTTTGATCGAGAAGTTCTTGTCCGTGCCGGCACCAAACTGCATCATCTCCAACTGAGACTGAGCGATGCGGAGCTTCGGCTTGACGATGTTGAACTCGGGCTTCTCGTCGTCGTCACCCGTGATGTCTGTTTTGACATCGAACGGTTTGTCGTTAGACCCCCAGCGGTTGTACAGCTTCCACATGGAGCCGAGGGTCAGGCGCTCTGCCCAATACCACTCGATCTCTTTGCGCTGGCGCTGAGCAGCATCTTCGTTGAACTTGCCCTCAATCTCTTTCGCCAAAAGCGCAAGCTGATGCTTTTTCTCTTCAGCCGCTTTCGCCTCGAACTCGGCGTCTTCCGCTTCTAGCCGCGCCAAATCCTCTGGGCTGAGGACAGCAACGAGCGCGTCTATTTCTTCGTCAGAGGGAGATGTAGCAATCGTACTCAAATTAGCTTCCGGCGAAGTTGTAGCGGTACTTGAACGGACTAGGAGACTTATCGGTCTGGTAAATGAGCTTGGCCTGTTTGAGACCCATCACGAGGTAGCGCATAGCGTCCATTCCGTGGTCGTTCTTTTTGACGATGAGGCCGTTGATGTCGCGCTGATACAGCTCGTATTCGCGGTCTCGGTGCAGTGCTTGAAGACTCTCAAGCGACCTGTAGAGAGGCGGTGCCAAACGGCGTGGGTGCCTGCTTCAACCGCTTTATCCGCGGGACGGCAATCGAGCTTTTCCTTGCGGTATTCAACGATCAGCTTTTTACCGTCGCTCTGATCGGTTCCCGCGTAGTCCGTCATGATCGGGTACTTGTCTCCTTTGCGAAGACGGATACCGGAGGCAACGACAGCGGGGGGTTGCTTGTGTGAGAAGAACTCGTCGGTTATGTAGACGATGTCGCTATCTGCGTCGTAAGCACCAGCGAGAAACGCTGTGCAGTTGAACCCTACGTCGAGACCGCCGATGCGCTTCCAGTGCGCAGGGACTTCGATGTACTTTCCTTTGGAGTCTCTGATGTAGTCGTATTCAACGTCAGATCGGACGACTTGATACACGTTGCCAGCGCCCATCGTGGGGTCGCCGTCGATCACCGCAGCGCGGAGATACTGAGGCGTCTTGTCTCTGGCTTCGTCGATCTGAGCTTTGGAAAGATGGGCGGCGTGCTTCATTCCTGCTGTGATGAGCGCTCGTCCGGTAAACAGTTCAGTCATCTTGCGGCGTCAAATCGACTGCGGTCTCGGAGAAGCTACGGACCAGCGGTGTCCAACCAAGGAGCGGAGTGAACGTGATGAGAAGTGATCCGTTGGTGGTCAGAAGACGCATGTACATTTGGTTCCAGATGAGCTGCGCATCCTTGCCGCTCGGTTCTTCGTCCATCCATCCGAAGTCCGGGTCATCGCCGTAGAACGACTCAGCGCCGGATTGATACGTCTTGAATTTGACTCGTGAGACTTTCTTCGTCGGCGTGTGGCGTATGTAGATCGTGTCTACCGTGCCGCCCGTGTTCGGCCTCACTACGATGTCGAGAATGTTCTCTTTCGGGATCAGCCCAGTTCCGTACGGTTGCCCCAGCAATTTCTCTTGGAGGATCGTCCGTACGGTGTCGTTGGTGTCGCCACACACCCATCCCTTCGTAGGCTTGTCGAACACGCGGCCTTTCCACCACTCGGGGTAGCGGCCCGTTGTCCAGCACGTTGAGGCGTAAGCGCCTGCAACTGATTTGCCGACCCGATTCGCGGCGCGAAACAGCACTTCTTTGTGGGTGGCAGTGGCGTCGAAGAACGCCTTGTGGTGCGAGTAGTTCTCTATGGAGAGTGGGCCGGGCTGGAATATCTTGTAGAGATGCCCGCCAGTCTCTTGCAGCTTGTCACAGTGCTCGATGAGAGCCGCTGCATACATCAAATCTTTTGGGTTAGTGGTGAGCGTCTTCGACTGCTTGGATTCGAGCTTCCTGAGCAGTCGAGCTACCTTTCCTTGGTCCTCGACGCTGACCTTACGGTCCTTGTTGGTTTGAAGCATTACCCTGTTTTCTTCGGCCTCATCTCAATGATGTCTGCGATCTTTGGCCCCAGTTCTCTGAGCTTCTGCATCGCCTCATCGCGGGACATGTCGCCGATCTGCGCGATGTCTGTGTTCGTGGTCTCGCTCTTCTCCGCCCATCCGAACAGGTTCTTCATTGCGAAGTTGACCATCGGGGCATTGAGCTTCGCGCCTTCAGCCGAGTCGCGGTATTTGTTTTCCCACCAAGCACGACAGAGCATGCGGCCATATGAAATCCAGCGAGCAAACTCCGTGTCCGTCTTGAATCGTTCGTCGAACTCTTCCTTGGTCATCTGCAAGTCGCCACAGACCTGAGAGTCTGTCCAACCGTTCTTGTAGAGGTACAGGATCATCTCCGGCTCGGAGAGATCGTTGAAGTCTTTCTCGACTTCTTTCTTGGGGCGACCGGGGCCGCGCTTCTCTTCGCTCATCCTATGAACGCCTGAGACGAAGCGCGCGAAGCGTAGTGGACCTGCGTCACTACGGCCGTGGGATTGGTGACGACAATGCGCCAGTCCTCACCAAGTGCGACTGTGTAGGCGTAATAGGTTCCGTCAACTGCATTGATGTCCCAGAACGTCCAAGAGCCATCGGCGAGCGTGTAGGTGTTGTAGAGCGGGTATCCGAGTTCATTGGCGAGAAGAATGGGAGCGCCGGCAAATGTAGATAATCCGGAGCCGTCCGCAAGGGTCTGCTTGTCGCGGTAGATCGGCAAACAGGTTCGTATGCTCCAACCACCAGTATGCGCACTCATGTCAGCAGCGCCCAGTCGTTCGTGGTCTGCATGTAGACCATGCCGCCAGACGCTGAGGTCATATCACCAAGACCGCTGAACATCGTGAGGGACGACCCACCAACCGGGCCGTTGATCGTGTCGAGCTGCGAATAGCCGGTGGGGAATCCGCTGGTCAATCCCTGCCACATGTTGGGTATGACAAGGCGACGCACAGCCCCATTGGTCGCATTCCATGTGCCGCTGTTGTTCGTGTAGAGATCGCCGAGTGAGATTTCGTTGAATGGCACGCGGTTCGATATCTTTTCTGGGTTCGTATAGCTGAGGCAGGACCCGAGAACGTTCTGCACGCCGGGGTTGTGGCAATTGAGAACAGGCGCCAACGTGGCGCCGTCATA